TGCGATTGCGTTAGCATCGCGCTCGATTTGGAAGATAAGACCCTTGAACTTCTCAACAGACCAACGACCGTTGGAGTCAACGTCGAGGTCGAAAGTACCACCAGTTGCAACGTTGGTCTGTGCACCAGACTCAGCGGACTTATAGATGGTTCTGATGACTTCGCGGTTGATTTCAGCGAGAATCTCAGTGCTGAGGATGTTAGCAAGCTCAGCTTCTGCATTCAGACCGTGAATTGCCTTCAGGTCTTGTGCGAGCTCAAGCGAGTACTCAGCCTTCAGGGCGCGTGACTTAGCAGTAACGATGACCTTCTCGATTGAGAAAGCCATTTCGTTGAAATCGTTATTTGTTTCACCAAGACTCTCAGCGTTCTCGGTGTCCATACCACGACCAGCGTTGTATGCTGCCTGAGTAGCATTGGTGGAAGGATTCAGAGCGCCAGGGTTGGTACCAGACTGTGCAGTTGTACCGAAACCAACAGCAGATCCATCCGAACCAGTGGTGTAAGGATTGCTGACGGCATCATAACCTTCTCTTTGTGCAGAGAATGCCGAATCTGCTTCGTCGAACAGTGCTTCGGTTCCAGAGTTGCTGGTGTAGCGGGAACGCATTGCGAAGATGAGTCCAGTAGGACCGTTCATTGGTTGAACGCCTGCGAGGTCATAAGCGACCAGGTTAGGCATGGAGCGTCTGATCAGGGAGATCAGAACGGGGTCGAAACCTTGAAGTGCACCGGATGCACCGCCACTCAGACCAGCGGTAGCGCCAGAAGAAGTGGTGAAGTTGGTTGGTGCTTCGTACAGAAACTCGCGCTCTTCACGGAGGGCGGTCTCTTGGTTCTCCAGGAGTTGAGCAGTAACGGCTCTACGATGTGAATCTCTGATAGGATCCAGACCTTCGTAGTCCAGAAGGGGTGCCCACTTCTCCTGCAGATGCTCTAAGCTAGGCATTTGCTGCATTTGAATTTACCTCTTTTAAAAAGTTAGTTTGAAATTATAATAAAGAAATCACTTTTTAGAGACTCTCTTCAGAGTGCTCATGTATGATTCCATAAGGGGTGAAGCGGAAGATTGCTCAACTGCTTCTCTTCCTTCGGAGATGGTCTCTGAATGGTCTCTTTGAGTACCAGCGTTTGATGGGAAATAAGATTCTCTCAAAGTAGCCAGTTTCTCACGATAGTCTGACTCACTTTCAAACTCAACATTTTCTGCAAGAGTAGCGAGTTTGTCCTTCTGAGAAAGTGCAAGACCCTCAGCAACCTCTGCAAAAATTACATCGGCGGTTGACTCTGCTAATCTTCTGTTAAGAGCAACGTTTCTTTCGATTTGCTCGTTGAGTTTTGTCTCCATTTCATCAAGTTTATCTACCATACTCTCGATTACATCATATCTATCTTCAGGGATGGTTACATAATGATCTTCAAAAAGACTCTTCATTCCGACAAGGAATGATTCGGTCATTTCGGTCTTCAGACCGTGCTCAACTGCGAGAGCGTTCTCTTGGATCCACTCATCGGCAACATACTCAAGGTATGCGTCGAGTCTGTCCTCAAGACCTTCTTTAATTGTTACGATTTCTTCTACGAGTGCTTGCTCATAGGTTGCTTGGAGTTGTTCTTTGATTTCTCCAACCTTTGACTTGATAGCAGCTTCAAAAATGGTGCGTGCTTTCTCTTGGAATTCCTCAGAGAGCTCTTCACCTTCGAGGAGAGCATTAACATCTTCTTCGATGCTAAACTCTGCTTCTACTTCTTCCTGCTCAGCAACTACCTCTTCAGAAGTCTCTTCCTCTTCGGAAACAACTTCCTCTTCAGTTACTTCTTCTTCTGCTACGATCTCTTGCTCCTCGTCTGCCTCAACTTCCTCAGCAGACATTGCTTTGGCGTTGACGACATCCTTGACTTGCTTGAGAGTTGCAGCAGGATCTCTGAGTTTTGCTGAATCGTCGTCTGGACGATAATTGTCGGGAGGGGGACCTCCGAGATCCTCAACAGGAATACCTGCTGATTGCATTGGCTCGGCAGGAGCAGCCCCTTTGGTTACTACGTTTTCCATTTCTTGTAAATTGCTACCAACGGACATTTGATTAGATATTTTTGTATTAATCTATATTTATTTATAAATTAAAGATTTGAGAGGAACTCGTTGAAAAGATTCAACTTGTGCTCTTCTAGTCTTTTTTGGTCAACGAGAGTGTTAATTCTCCTTTGAGTCTTTTCTGCGAGTTGT